GAGAGCAATATGCTCTCAATAGATGTAACTTGACTTATATAGGAGAATAACATGAAAGTAGGTGATTTGGTAACGGAGAAATGGCGCATGTGGCGAAACATAGGTATCGTGCAAAAAGTAGGCAAAGACGGATACACAAGGGTTAAGTGGATCTTGAAAACAGATCGTGTAGCCGATGACCAGTTTACCAGTGTGTTCGTTGTAATAGGAGAGGTCAAAAATTGTCCTTGACTTTCTGAGACAACATATTATACTATAGACATCAAACGCAAACAACGGAGATAACATGAAAGTAGGTGATTTGGTAATGTGTCAATGGGGAGAGATCGGTATTGTCTTATGGCAAGTAGGAGTTACAGATCGCTACATGGTACATTGGGAGAACGGAGAGCAATATGCTATCAATGGTTGTAACTTAACTTATATAGGAGAATAACATGAAAGTATATGATATAGAAGGTAAATGTACAACAAATGGAGGAAATATGAAAGAAATTTTTAAAACAAATACACCTTTAAAACAAGGTGATGTTGTGCTCATTGATGGCGAACCATCAATCTTTCTTAATGAAAAGAATGGAAATTTGCAATTCGTCAAATCAGACAACAAATCATCATTCTTCGGCAACTTACAGCTACGATCTTCCAACCACGCTTTAGCCTTAAACCACAACTCAGTACGCAAGTTGTTATACGTTTCCTTCGCAGACGGCGCTTCCGCAACATTCACACCACGCACAGGCGCATTCAACTCACGCATCCTGTCAACAATCCCAGCACCCAGCCCAATACTGTCAACCAATATCTCTATCGGTTGCTGAGACGGCGCTAAAGCCTCAAACTCAGCCATCACGCGACCAACAGTCTGCATCAAGTCCAAACCACGCCACGTCTTAACCTCAGTCACCACATTGCCCACACGCTTCACCAAGGCCGTCCGATCCTCACCAAAACGGGCAGGGTCCAAAGCCCACACAGCACGCGCATCAGGATCAAGCACAACATCACGGTGCATCGCACTCTCAGCCAAATGATACGGTATAATCGTGTCATCATCCGCTAACGGAAACTCACCATAAATACGCACACGCGCAGGATTAGAATGCTCGCCATAGCGCTCCAACATCTCCTGCACAAACTCGTCAGACACCAAAGGACTATCAATACAAGACCATGTGCGCGTCCACCAGCTATCCTTCATGCGATTGTGCGTCTCATAAAACGTCCCACTGCTACGAGTAGGGTTGCTCAGCAACAATGTCGTCGCGCTGTGACCACTCATACTCCCCGCCGCCGCCTCAAAGACCTTTTCAGGCACCCCGCTGGCTTCATCGACCACCAAAAGCACATTCTCAGAATGCACCCCAGCCATTGCCTCTGGCGACTCCGCTCTTGACACGCGGCAGCTTATAAACGCCTCACTCGGTGCCGCCGCCAACTCAATGCGATCCGACTTAACATTCAACAACTGCTGCAATTGCTGGGGCAACTCGCCAACCCAACGCTTCACCTCCGCAAACAAAGCATCAAACAACTGACTAGACGTGGGTGCCGTCACAACAATCTTGTTGGGAAACTTCATCAGCAAATACCACAGCATCAACCAAGACGCAGATGTACTCTTGCCCGTCCCGTGACCAGACTTTATAGACACCTTGCGGGTGTTGCTGGCAACGGCAGTCAACAACTCTGCCTGATACGGCAACGGATCAACGCCAAGCACCTCCCGCACGAATAACACAGGGTCAGCACGATACCGCGTGACAAATGCAATCATCGGGTTGTCGTCAGTCATTCTCAATCAACTTCGCGTCAACATCCTCAACAACCTTCATCTTGCGCAAGGCATCCAAGTGCATGTCGCCAACAGAAATATTCAAATTGACATCACCACGCTTGCCGTAAGTCTTCTGGTTCCAACTCTCAGCCATAAATCGGTGCCAATTGCCGCTCTCCTTGGCAATCGCTATGTCCACAGCGTTCAACTCTGCAGCACGACTGTCAGGATCAGCATTCTTGCGCTCCTCACGGCGCTCCTTCTTCATCTCATTCCAGATGATAAAGCCCTGCTCAGCATGCGCTTCAGCAGCGCCCTCTTTAGCCGCCTCATAAGCCCGCCGAAAGTCATCATTCGCACGTATCGCCGTATACAAAGTACCGCGTGTGACACCCAGCTTGTCAGCAAGGGCAGTAATCGTGCCACCAGCATGCAAATGTTCAGTAATCAAGTCAGCGCCACCCTTGGCCTCAATAGCTTTCACAGCAGCGCGTAGTTTAGGTCTACCAGCCATGCGGTCCTCCTTTGTACGCACAAGATAACAAGGGTTTGCACAAGGAGCAAGAATGCAAGAAAACGGTGTGTGTGGGGTTATAATAATAACACGGGGGGCAGGGGGGTGCAGACGGGGGGGCTTTCGCTGGTTTGAGGCTGACATTTAACATAATCACTATTATGCGCCTAATTTACGCCTGGTCAGACGCTGATTTTTACAATGTAATCAATAGGTTAGAGAGAGCGTATGTTTTTCGCATGCTCTGGACGTCTCAAACGTAGACAAAAAGCGCACCAAAAGAGGGCCAGCGCTGGCAAGGCTACGGCTCGCGGGTGCGCGCATCTGAGGCTGTTTGGTGCGTGACGTGTCAGTTTCAACTATTGTACACTGTAGTGAATAAAGTGCTTGCAAACTGCTATCAAATGCTTATTGTACAAGTACCAAACGGTCAATGAAGACCACAGCAAACAGGAGACTTATCATGTCTAAGCAAAACGAAGTCATGCAGCAAATCGCTGACAATGTAATCAAGATGATGGAAGAGCACGGTTCAGACTGGACTAAGCCTTGGCGCAAGGCCGTAGGCAACACAGGCGAGCCAATGAGCGCTAAGAAGCGCTTTTATAGCGGCATCAATCGTCTGAACCTTGGCCTTATCATTGCGCTTTCTGGTTACTCATCGCCAGTGTTCGCAACGTTCAAGCAATGGAAAAGCCTCGGCGCATCTGTGCGCAAAGGCTCCAAAGGTGTACCCGTGTTCTTTTACAAGCCAACCAAGGTCACAGACAAGGACACCAAAGAGGTCAAGATAATTCCAATCGCAAAAAGCTACGTTGTTTTTAATGCTGATCAAGTGGACGGTTGGAACGGCGCTTGGCTAGATCAAGGCACAGAGGAGCTAGAGCAAGAATGGCAAGATGTCATTGACGCTGATCAGATCATCAGCGCATGCGGCGCAAATATTGTGCACACAAAAGGCGACAGAGCATTTTATAGGCCAGCAAGCGACACGATCACACTACCAACTCGCGCACAGTTTACCAGCGCCAGCGGCTATTATGGCACTGCGTTCCATGAGCTTGTACACTGGACAGGCGCTGAGAAACGCCTTGACCGCGAGAAGGGTAAGCGTTTTGCAGATGCTCGTTATGCGTTTGAGGAGCTTGTCGCAGAGCTAGGCGCGGCAATGCTAAGCAATGTCACCAAAGTTGACATAGAGCCAGCACCTGATCACGCGCAATATCTAAACGGCTGGATTTCATGCCTACAAGATCATGCAAGCGCCATAGTCAAGGCCGCAAGCTTAGCAGAGAAGGCCGCGCAATTCATTCTAGACGCCGCAAAGAAAGAGGACAAGCAAGCGGCATAGGCGTCTTTTAGTGGGGCAGCAATGCCCCACCTTGACGCGCCTATGAGCGCACAATCAGGTCAAAGGAGACTGAGGAAATGTTAAAAGATAGACGCAAGAAATGGCAGAAAGAGTGCATCAACTTTAGCTGGTCACGCTGTGGCACGATTTGCAAACCAAGAGGCCCAAAGGACAGAGACAGGCGCATTGGCTTGTTTCTCGCCTCAGAGCATCAAACACGGTTTGAATGGGTGCTGCCATGAACCCGCAATTTCTAAACCACATCGCGCAAGACCTTTACGAAGCAGGCTACACACTGACCGCTGAGGATTTGCGCAAAGCTGCAGCAGAAATAGAAAAGCTGCGTTTTGAAATTGTGATGCTCAAAAGCGAATTGAACATGCAAGAGAGGGCAGGGCAATGCTGAGATACCTTCTGGAAATCGCAAAGCGCACCCCTGCAGAGGATTGGTTTGGATGCGTCTTTATGTTCGCTTCGTTCCTCGTTGCTTACTGTTTTTTTACTTAGGTCAAAGGAGACTGACACATGAAAATCAAACTTGAAATCACACTGGACGTCATCCCAGCAAGCTACGCCGCTGCTTATGGCGACTTTTACGACCCAAGGTCAACGCCAAGGGCCATCGAAGAGGATGCGATGGAATGTGCAGAGCAAGCGCTTGCTGATTGGGTGCACCGCATAGGCATTGCTGGGGCAATCCTTGACCCTCAATATGTCGAGCAATCAGCCTTTGAGGTCTGGAATGCTGAACAGGCGGTCAGGCATGACGAATTTGTCTCCTACCTAACACAAGACTGCGAAAAGCATTTAAAGTCAGACATTGACGTGGACCACTACGTCAACACCGTGCTTGATGAAATGTGGACGGGTGTTCGCTTTGAAAGCCCAGACGGAACCCCGCACTATTACGAAATTCCCGCAACAGATACGGCAAACGGACGCCCCGTTGTCGTTTGTCTTTAACCCCAATTAGGTCAAAGGAGACTTACAAATGACTACTGAAGACGAATATACGGTGGGCATTGATGCTGCCCTTGATGCAATGGAGCAAATAAGCGAGCGCATAGATGAGGCTTCAGTCGTTGCGCTGGCTGGCTTCTTAACAACAACCCTGCAATGCACTTTTGAGTTGGCACCAAATGAACAAGCAGCGAATGAGTTAATTCGCACATGCATTCAAAACGCAAAGGAGAGCAACAATGTATAGACACGGTTTGATTACGTATGGTGAAGGCATCCAGAAAGAAGAATATCTGGACATTCTGTCGAATTTGATGAAAGCCTTTGAAGATGTCACACGGTGGGAGATTGAAACCAGCATTGTCTACAGCGCCAAAAACGGCGATGGCAAAAGAGTTTGTGTGCTCCATCTTTTCAATGACCGCGACGATGACGACGATACGGAAACCCTTATATTTGAAGTAGGAGAGCCAAAGAAAGCAGCATGACACCCGATCAACTAAAACAGGCGCGGCGCAAGCTGCGTCTGACTGTGCGCGAACTGGCGCATATCCTAAACACCACTGAGCGCACCTTGCGTAAATGGGAGACGCCATTTGACGACCGACCCGTAAACCCTGTTGCGGCGCGTGTTGTCGAATGGCTTCTCGCTGGCTTTAGACCGCCACAGTTTCCAGATGATGAAGAAAAGTAGGCCAGCGAGCAAACCCGAACTCGCTGGCCTGAGTATGCGCCTCAGCGGGACAGGGAGGAAACCCGCGGGCGCATGAGAGAGGACATGGCGACAGCCTAAACGCCACCTTCTGAATTTCCTAATTTTGCCGCGATAGAATATGCAATCA